CCAAACGTCAATTTTTAATAAATCTGCTTGTGTAGATGGGTTAGATAAACCTAATGTGAAGTTCTGTAATTCGTCTTCAAATCCTAGTAAAAATAAATGAACGATTGCAATTTTGTTTAACTCCGCAATCATACTTTTTTGAATTCTGTTGATTGTACGAGCAAAACGGATATCTTGTAATGATAAGTTTTTACCATCACCTACAACCTCTTCAAACCCTAAAAACGCTTTAGGAACACGAAGAGCTGTTAATAATTTCTTTTGAATATATTCAATATCGGCAATCTCAGATAAGTTTGTCGCACCAGGTAATGTTGTAATTGGGTCTGGCGCCGCAGGGTCACGAACAGGAATAAAATAATCTTGGTCAACCGCCATTTGGTTGAATCTCATATCCACGTTTCCTGTCTTAGCATCCACAACTTGTTCTCTTTTAAACTTATTGGCAACACGGTTTACATATGCTTCAACGTCATCATCATTCATGTTTCCAACGAATACTTTAAACATTCTTCTTTCAGGCGCACGTGATGTACGATATATTAACATCGCATCTTCAGATAACAATAATTGTTTCCAAATACGTCTTGCCTTTTCTAACATAGATGTACCATAAGGAAGTTTTCTATCATCACCTAATAATCTAAAGTGAGCAATCTCCCATGATTGGAATTCCATGTTTCTATTTTTCCAAGTAAAATGAAGAGCTTTTTTATTTTCTTCTTTTTCTTGTGTAATATCAACAGTAATTTTTGCACTAACTCCAACCTCATGACGTTCAATTTCAATTGTCGGTAATTGTTGACAACCAACAATACCTTTTTCAGGGTCTAATTTAAGGTAAACAAAGTTATCACCATACTTACAAGTGTTTCTTGTCCACATTGGTAAGTTGGTGTTAATATCTAAGTTGTTATTAAATAAATCAGCTAATACTGATTTAATACGTTTTGATTCTGAGTAAATTTGAAGAATAAAACCATCTTCGTTTGTTGTTGTAGATTCTTCAGAATAAATGTCTAATGCTGCTGAAATCTCAGGAGTATACTCCATTGATTCGTAGTCATATTGTGCGGATAATCTTGATGGTTCGTAATATATTGCTTGAGAGTATAAGTTGTTTTCAACTTTAGCCCATTGGTTTGTTAAATAAAACGTTTGTTGTGCCTGAAGTTTTTCTCTTTCAAAATCATCCCTATTTGTAGTTCTTAAAAGTTCTTTTTTATCAAACTTAAAAGTTGGATAATCTTGTTTTAATAAAGAGTTCGGTCCGAATGTCTTGGACAACCTCTGCCAAACTGTAAGATTGTTTTCGTTCATAATTTAAATTTACTAATTACCTTGATAATATAAATAGTTATTGTGCTCCAAATAACCACCCATATTTTTGATAATCACTTTTAGTCGCTTCACCTGTATTGTTTAAATTACCATTCCTACCCATTTGAGGAATCATGGGATTAAAAAAATCTGAAGAATTTTTATTTTCATTAACCGCAGTTGACCATGAGTTCAACATTGCCTTAGTATGGTTGGTAACTTTTTCCAAAGATTGGAATGATTTTTCAGCAACATATAACGCCATGGAAATACCCATAATACAATCGTCATGGTGACCCTTTTGATGGTCAGGTCTACCATTGATGTAAACAAAGGTATTCATCTCATTATACAACCTATTAGAATAGGTTTTAAACCCATGTCTAACAGCCTCTTCAAAAGCTGCGATAATTTGAACTCTTTTGGAATTGAAATTGATACCCGGTATTTTATCATTTATTTTTGGGTCCCATTTCCACTTATTACTTGTATCAACATTATCAACATATAAACCACCTTGATAGTTTAATTCTTGCATTTTTCTCGCGGTTGATATACCCATACCTCCCGTAATATCTATTACACAATAAGCATTATACATTGTTCCCCATTTATAGGCTATTTCCGCCAAAATATCAGGTGGAACTTTGGCAACATACTCTAACACCTGTTCTCTTTCATCAAAATCAATGATTTGGATACACGAGAAGTCTTCAGAATCCCCTCGAGATACATCCACACCCATAACATATTTGTGACCATTCACAGGTTCTTTAAATATCCATAGTGACCCACCCATTAACTTTGCTTGAGCGTCACGCAACATATTTTTAGCGATACCTTGCATTAAGTCAGATTCAAATACATTATCACCTGACCCTAAGAAATTACACTCCAACTCTTGAGCAACTTTTCTTCGGTCAAATTTTAACTTTTTAACCATTCCTTCAAACCATGATGAACATGGTTTATATCCTTGTGATATGTAATCGGTAACAACCGAATGGTCTCTATCATACGGATTTTCCATTGATAAATCAATAGTATCTTTATCAGAATATTCTTCTCTATTCAACAAGAAGTGAACCAAATCATTAGTTTTAACCATATACAAATCTTTTGTATATCTTGGGTCACGATACCAAAACATCTCAGATATTTTGAAATCATTCATGTTTCTTAATGATTGGTCGTAAATCTCATAATAAATCGGGTCATATCCGTTTGGAGTGGACACCACAATAACTTTACCTCCGGTAGATAAGGACGCCATACACGCAGACCAGAAATCTGAATCCGCTTCGATAAACGCCGCCTCGTCAAATACAAGAATGGTTGGGGTATAACCTCTCAAGGCATCCTTTGAGGTTGCAACCGATTTTACTTCACAATCATTACTTAACTTAAAGTGTCTTTGCGAATTTTTTTCTTTCGAGAATGTAACTCCGACCCATGCCGGCCATTGTTCGGTAAAACCTCTCACCTTATTAGCCATCTCAACAGACGTATCTAATTTGTTTGCAATAATTAGGATTTTTTCAGGTTTGTTTTTCTTTGCAAAAACTAATCTTTTTGATATCCAAGCTGCGGTAACCGTAGACACACCGGCTTGACGATACTTTAACGCAATATTCTCGTTATACCTATCGTAATCTTCAATTAAACTAACTTGGTCGGGAAATAAGTCCAATGGGACATATTTTGATACGGTATTATCGTAAGTTTGTAAATAAGTTCGAAGTGCGTAAGGAGTATTCCTCATACACTTCGTAACTTCAATTATTAATTGTTCTCTATTCACACATTAATTTCTTGGTGCTCTAGGTATCCCTAAGTCACTTAAAAAGTCATCTAACATGTCATCATCATCGTCATCATTACCATCACTATCTGAACCAACACCTTGTTCTTCCTTATAATCTTCAAACTCTTGTTTCATAACCATTGCTTCTTTAACGATTTCTTTAAATCTGTTTGTCGCTAGTTTGACTTTTGATTTATCGTCAGAAATTGCATTACCAATTACATCTAAAAATTCCTGAGCTTCTATTTGATATAATAAGATATGAAACCAATTTATCAACCCTTTATTACTTGGGTCAAATATTTCATTCGGTAACGCAAATCTAATTCTCTCCACTATTTCAGGACCAATTCTTAATTGCATTGGTTCATTACTTAAAGTATCTGTTTGACTTAAAACTTTATTAGCTAATTTTTGGTCTTTAGGGTATCCGTGTCGTCCTTTGGCTTCTTCTAAACCTTTTATAATTTCATGACAAAGTATTGGAAATATAAGTCCGGTTGCCATAATTTTAGTATCAGGTTGGTCTTCACCTCCTTCACCATCTTCATCCTCATCAGCATCACCTAATTCAACTTTACCTGCAACACCTTGACCTGTTTGACTCATCATTTCAATCATTTGTTCCATACTGAAATACATGAAATCATTAATTGCCATTATACCCAAATAATCTTGATATAAAGATGGGTCAATCGCGTCTAATCTTGACTTAATTTCCGGTTTTTGGAAAATGTAGTGTCCTTTTTTTGCCGCTCCCTGAATAATAGCATTAATTATATTTCTTTTGTGTTTTTCTAACTCTAAAATTTCTTCATCGGTTAAGTCTTCAATATCAAATGAAGGTATACCAGGTTGTTCATCCTCTTCTTCCTCATCATCTTCCTCATCTTCAGGATTAAATCTAAAATTAGATGCATTTGGCATTCCTAAATTAGCCTCAATTTGATACCATCCTTCTGGCGTTTCAGTTTCATCCAAAGAAGCATCAATTGCCAATTGAATCAACTCATCTCTATGTCTACCTTCAATACTCATAATATTAGGAAGTTTTCTCATCATTTCTGAGTAAATCATTTGTTGGACTTGTTTTGAACTAAGGTCTTCAATACCAGTAACTTGACTTAATTTTTGAGCAACTTTTTGAAATCTTTTACTCACCAATTTTTGAACATCTTCAACCCCACCTTTCAATGCTGGGTTTTTTGCATAAAGGTTTTCAGGACTACCTAATTTTCGTTCCAAGTTTGGGTCCATTCTTTCAGGTCTATCCCCATAATCAAATTGTTCTTTGAATTTCTTTTTCATATATTATTTTTCTAAGATGTTCATTATTATATCAATTACCTTTTCTTTTGCCGTATCAGGACTAATTTTACCTGCCTTTGGAGCTGGTTTAACCGCTGGTGCAGGATTTTTTCCCGGACTAAATGGTTTTTCCTTTGGAGTAGTACTTGGTCTTGTTGTTGGTTTTGTTGCCGGTTTTGCTGGTGCCGGAGCGGTTGCCTGTTCTTTAGTTTCACGCTTTTTTGTAGGACCAGGTTTTGGATAAGTAGGCGCTACACCAGGTTTTGATGGTTCACTACCTTTAGTCGATTCTTTAACAATTTTTAATAAATCACTTTTTGTAATTCTTGGGGGTATATGTTTTTCCACAATTCTTTCTATTTGAGTTTCAAGGAACA